AGCTCCTTCTTTGGTTTTCATATCCATTCCTGGAACTGTGAATTTACCTTTTAGCAAACCTACCCAGATAGCTTTTCCATCTTCTGTACTTGTGCGGAACATGCAGGCGATGTCGTTAGGAGTAAGATTTTTGTTGTATTTTTCAACGCCTTTCGTTGTTTCGATACCATAAAAATCTTTGCGAGCAGCAGAATTCAAATCCAAAACTTCGATTTCAAGCGTTGTTTCTGTAATGCCGCCAGATAAGACAACATAAGGACCATCATCTGCCATAATTGTTTGTAGTTCGTTTGTGATTTCAAGTTTTGCAGATTTCATACCCGGCAACTTTTTAGTTGTGGGAACTTTGTTTTCAGCGGTAACAATACCATACTCAAAATCACGTAAGCCAAATTTTACTTTACCCATTTATTTTTACTCTCTTTCTTTTTTCCAATCAAAAAAGCGATATTTTCTTATATTTGTTAATAAGTTGATATCGCCATCTCTATATCGTGGTTTTTCATTTGCTGTATAGCGTTCAAAACCATTTCTTTTTAATATTTCATCCATCTTATGCGCTACTTGTTCTGATTGTGCACCCGTTTGACACCAAAAGTTGATAGTAACTCTATATTCAGTTGCGCAATTGTCATCATCCGCATAAATAACAGGAACTTCATAATTTGGATTTATTCTAACAAAAGGAGCTAGATTCGGTTTAATGATATTAACCGGGTTTTCAGGTATAGCATAAGTAAAAATACCCTGCTTATATCCATTTCCGAATTCTCCCCCCCGAATTGTATCCAGAAGTTTATTGAATTCTTTATCACCGCTAAGCAATTTGTAAACCGTTGCTTCAATTGTCATAAATTCAATCCCTCCCTTATTTTTTTAGCGTAGATTTCTTTTGCGACAGGTGTCATTTGGTTGATAGTCTTTTCTTTGAAGTCCTGTGGAGCCTGATAAACCGTCCCGGCATCCGGAAAGTGTGCGCGCCATCCGGCTCGACGACCATAACCAATGTCTTTTGAAATAATCCCATGACTCGCACCTTTAAAGCCGCTTACCGCAGTATCTTCTTCTAGCACTCCGCTGTCTTCGGGAGTGTTCATTGACAGCTGCTTTCGGAACTCTTCTGCCGCTTCTGTTACTGCAGCTTTCGCTACTGTCGGAACACGTACTTGTAGTCTGGTTAGGTTGCCTAAAATTTCATCTAATCCTTTTGTCATGATACACGTTCCCCTTTTATCATGATGATATCTTTAGAAGCATAATCAACCTCAATCTCCGTGATTTTATATTCAAAACCATTAAAATTGACATACATAGAGTTGTCGAAAGGAGGTTTTGGCATGTAACGAACCAAAAACACTTTTATATCTTTGAAAGATTCGAGAGGTTTTTGTCCGTTTTGCGCCAATTCTCCTACATATGTTTTCCCGCCTGCTTTAAAATCCTTTACAGAAGTTCGTTGCACTTCTGCCCAGCAAGTCAAAACATCAACTTTTAATGAATCAATTACTTCTCCGTCTTCATTTTGCCCGCCTATTTTTTTGAATATAGTAATGCGCGTATTCATTTTGCGAGTAATCACTGTCTATCACCTCGTAATCGCAATTGATGGATGATGTTTAAAACACCGTTAGCCAGCGGATACCGTTCAGTATCTGCTGACAGTCCGCGATGTTCATATTCTTCTTTGACTTGTTTCATAACAGCCAAATCAAATTTTGCGTTCCCTTTAAAACTTTCAGAGGTACTATCTTCTTCTATAGCAAAGCAAATCTCTTCTATAACCGATTCAATCATTGATTCTAGAAGTGAATCTTCAAAATCGTAATCGATTTTACAATAGAGCTTCACCTTATCTAAGTAGTCTTTAGAAACTGCCATAGACACCTCCTATCAGACTACCAAAGCTAATAGCTCTGGTTTCGTCATGCTTGGATTGTAACTAATGCCTTTGCTATCTAAATAAGCCATTATTTCTTGCTTTGTGCTAGCGTTTGTTGGTTTCGCCACCTTACCAGTGGCAGCCTTAGGGTGCAGGCGTAAACGTTACAAAGTAACCTGCTTTTGCATCAGCCTTCTTCACATCAAAGCGCATAACCGCTTGTAGGTATTGACCGTAGATGTCATTTTCAGTCCAACGCAAACCGATTTCTAAACGGTCTACAAAGAGCACGCCGCGGGCTGAATCTCCCACGAAGGCTTTAGCTTCAGTAGCATTTCCAAGAGCTTCATCGGCAAGAACATTGATTGTTTTACCGAGTGCGACTTTTCCGGTCGGTGACACAATGGAGTCTTGCAACAAGTAACGTCCATTTTTGTCTTTCAAAGTGTCAAGGATATTGTAAAAGCTTTGGCTAGCTTCAAACGACACTTGATAAGCTGGATCAAGAGATACATTCAAGATTGCCTTCAATTCATCAAGGTTTGCAACTGTCTTAGCTTCAAAAGTTTTCAAAACTTCTGTAATAGCATAGTTAGTTGTGTTTACCTTGATTTCTCCAATTTGTTCGGAAACCAATGCCAAAAGGTCTACATCAGCGTCATCAATTGACTCTTGAGAGATTGGAATCGCACCACGGTAAGTTTGTACTTCCCATTGAATATTTTCGAATTCTGGCTTAGCAAGCGCTGGGTTCTTTTCCAATTCAGCAACGCTGTGCATACGAGATGTTGCTTTCTTAAGGATTGGATATTTACCAGAACCTTTATTTGTTTTGTGGATTGTTGTAAATTGTTTTAAGTCAACAACGGTCTTCACTTCACGAAGTGGGGTTGTAACTAGTTCTTCGCTTGTTACTGGTTTTGTATTTGTTTTCAACACACCGTCCGTTTTTGGTACAATATCGTTCAACGGAATCAGCACTTCATCGCGAGTTTCACCAAAACGCAATCCTTCGTGTGCCACAGCGCCCTTAGATTGTAAGAAAGCATTGACCTTATCACGATAAGTCAATTCTTCCGCTGGCACGTTTTGACCAGCTTTGCCTTCCGCACCGCCTGCGCTCAATGCTTCTTCAAACATTTTGAGGTCGGCTTTTGCGTTTTTTAATTCGTCTTTGCTGATTTCAATTTCCCCCTTAATAGAGCGCGCTTTTTCAAGATCGTCAGCATTTAACGCAGCCTTTACATCTGCAGTCTTCTGAGCAATTGAAGCTGTAATGCTTACAATAGTTGCTTTTAATTCTTTGATTTTTTCATCAAACATAGATTAGTTCTCCTTTTTGAGTATAAAAAATAGGACTTTATAGTCCTTGTAAAATTTCTTCTTTTTCGATTTCTCGCAGCATGTTTTGAATTTCCGACTTACGCTTGCTACGGGTAGCGTAAAAATCATCAATGACAGCTTGGGGTAACATACCATTGCCAAGACTTGCGACAGCTTCGACAGTATCAAAAGCCATGATTTCATCGGCGAAGCCATTCGATACAGCGTCATCTGCACTCATATAAGTCTCATTTCTCATGAGGTTTATTAACGCCTCTTCATCAAGACCCGTTTTCGCTTTATAAGCATTAATGATTGCCTTATCGCTAGCTTTCAATGCGTTTGCCGCCTTTTCTAAATCGTCACTATTTCCTGACACCCAATTCAGCAACGCTTTATGAATCATGATTTGAGCAGTTGGACTAATCACTACTTTATCCGCCCCCATAATAGCAACGCTAGCAGCACTAGCCGCCATTCCGGTTACTTCGGCAGTTACATGACCTTGGTAACTCTTTAAAGCAGTATAGATTTCACTACCAACCGTTACCAACCCGCCATTGGAATTGACTTCCAAAATAATGTCACTTCCGTTTTCTGGTAAAGCGTCTGTAATGCTTTTTGCACTAACAGCTTCAAGCCCCCAATAGTCATAAGCCTCCTGACTGTTGTTAGGAATCAACGGACCTTTAAGTTTGATTCTCTTTGCCATTTACCTCACCCCCTTTCCGTGCTACACCATTTTGATTTTGATACTCTTCTTTCTTATCCAAGAAAACATAGTTCAAGCTAGATTGATAGCGATCCATATTAGGGTCACTTGATTTTTGTTTACCAAGCTCAATCAATCCTTCGTTTGGTGTTAAAATTTGGTTATTCACTAATTTGACAATTTCATCAACGTTTCGTCCGGTTACGCTTCGAGTGTCAAACTCAACATGATAAAGACGTCTGTCTTTATCGCTTAACGTTTTAAGCCCTATTTCGCTTGTTATAGCGTCAAAATAAAATGGCAAGTCATTTGTAACGTAATCTTCTGTAAGTTGCGCTACGGACTGATTTGGGCTATTTACACCTAGTTTATAGCTAGGGACTCTCAATGCTTTTGCAATTTGCGCAGTAGAGAAATTGTTGGATGTAATTAGTTGCAAAACATTCGTATCAATTTCGAGCGGCGTGTATGTCTGTGTGCTATCAAACACTAGCGGGCTACCACCAGTAGAACCCTCTCTCATTTTCTCAAAGTCCATACGGGCTTTCTTCCTAGCTTCTCCGTTTAATTGAGAACCAGTTAGTGTTAAAATCCCACTTGAAAAACCGTCTTTAAAAAATCGAATCAAGGTACTGATACCGCCGTCTTGTAATGTAATTTCATCAGCCAATGACAATAGCGGAGAGCGTCCTAGAATAGTATCATGGCTAAAGAACTTCCAATGTACGACATCATCAGACCTGCACTTAACTTCTTTACCGGTCAATCTATCAATAAACGTGTAGATAATCTCGTGACTATTAGTCTCTTCAACACCCGTTTCTGACGGCCTATAAAACTGGAACTGCAGAGCCTTGCCAGTTCTTGGGTCACGCAATATTCGAGAGTAAGCATTCCCTGTCAATATTGCATTAACAGCCATTGCGAATTTCCAAGTTCGAGCCGAAGCGTTCCCTGTTGACTTCACATTCAAAAGATAATTCAATTCCTCGTCTCGGATGATATCACCGTTAATATCTTTTTTTATCAACGGGAAACGTGCAATATCTCCAGCTATAATGGATGTAGCGGTTAAAATGTCGCTGTTTTTCAAGGCTGAAATTCCTAAATATCGCGGAGCATCATTTCCGGATAACACAGAAGTAACATAATCATCATAGGATACCTTGGATGAATCTAACGATTGAAAAAAACTCATATTCTTTTTTCACCCCCTTTCTATTGAGTGCACTATTTTGTTTTATCAATATACACGGCCAACATAAATAACATTAAGCCAGTAATCATGTAACCGCAAATTTCACTCAATAAAAATGCTCCATATCCTATATTTAACATAGCCAACAACAATAAAAATGTGTGTATATTATTTAAAAACTTTTTCCACATCAGAACATGCTCTCGCTTTCCATTATTTTTTCACTTGTCCAATATCCTGTACCGTCAAAAGGCTCTAGATAGCATATGGCATAAGCATTCAACCCAGCATCTGCTGGGTCAATTTTGTTACTATTCTTATTCTTGTCAATCCGCATACCGTTGTTATCCGTTTTTATGAAGGCATTATTAAACGCCATTGTCAATAGCGGATTACCTGAATGCTTGATTTTGCCCAACTTCACATCATCTCTAAATTGTTTGGTTGGCATATTCAAAAGCATAGTTGTTTGTGACACTTGAACTAAAGGCCATTCTGGATGTCGTTTTTCAATCATAGCCAGTAAACTTCCAAACTGATAAGGATCATAACAGATAGCCTGTACTTCCCAATCGTTTTCGTAAATCATTTCTTCCATTTTTTCGAGAACCCTTTCATCATCAATCACCCCGCTTTCAAGTGTTGTAATCTCGCAATAGCCCATTCTTTCTAAATCGGTGTAAGATACCCCATCTCTCTTTTCTTTAGCCGCTAAACCATACTTAGTGGCCACGAAAGAAAAATTATCTATATACCAATAATCATCCATCTGTGCGAAAGGTGTGATCGAAAACAAGTCGCTTACACGACCGACGTCTACGCCAAGCCATACACGTCTCTTTTTTGTGTCTGGTTTATCAGTTTTCGCTTCATCCCATGTTTGTTTATCTATATAAGACTCCTCGCTTGATTGCCGCCACATGTTGAAGTTCTTGACGAGTACTTTATTCAAGCCTCCTGTTTCAAGAGCTGTTTTATATCTATCACGGAGATAGTTTGTGATTTTTTCTCTAAGAGCTTCAACCTCTAGAATCGGATTTGATTTTATCCAACTCTCTTCTTCCTTGATTTCATCCACGTTTTCTTGTTCTGCAATAAACGCAAAGTAAGAATCGTCCTCAATCTCTTCATCAAGGATTCTACTAGCATACTGATATTCAACAGTGTGCATTGGTACATTTAAATCAAGCCCTGCTGTAGATATAATCAAGATAAGAGGGTTATCAAGCTGCCCCTGCCCTGATGCGAGTAGCTCTAACATCTCATCTGTTTTACTAGCTGCGTACTCATCTAGGACGCCTACATAAGGTTCAAATCCGTCCACAGCTCCGGTATCACGACTAAGCGCTCGGATGTAGGACTCATCCTTTTTATTGACAAGTTCATCCCGCATAACTTTGGTATTCTTACGAATGTCTGCATATTTATTTCTCAAGGCCTCCAATTGTTTCTTAGCCATTGTCCAAGCAATCTTAGCCTGCGTTCTATCATTGGCGGTACAAAACAATTGACGACTCAAAGCAGGATTCCGTCCAAATAAAAATTCATATAGTAGTACTCCAGCAATTAGAATCGTCTTCCCGTTTTTACGTGCAACAGAAACAATCGCTTTTCTAAAACGCCTGATTGATGTGTCAGCTTTCTTTCTCCACCCATAGAGGCTTGCGATGATGAATTTTTGAAATCTAGCCAATGGATAAGTTTCCCCTGTTTTGACATCTGGCAAAATTTCTAAAAAGTCAATAGCATTTTGCGCCTTATCAGGGATGTACGTAAAAGCAGAGTTTGGATTGTCAATCTTTTTGAGGTCATTTAAATGTCGCAGACAAGCCTTGATAACTTTTTTACTTGCTCTTATATGTCCGTCTACTATATCTTTAGCGTAGTAATACGCGACATCTTTAAACTCGTCACGTATCGTTGAATAATCGTAAGTTATTTAAACGACCTCCTTTCTTTACTCTAAAGCTATTGCATGACTATACTCTCCGTCTCCCCAAGCAAGAGCATTGCCTTTTAAAAGTTCTTCTAACTCAGCTTTTGAGATTCGAATATTTTCGCCACCCCACCATTTTTCGTGTAAGTCAATAATTTCTTCATCATTTTTCAAAACTTGTATCTCTGAATGGCTATCAAAATCGATTTTCGGAAATCGTTCATTTAGTGTCTTCATATATCACCCTCCAAACTTATCGAAAATACTCACTTTCTTTTCTTCTGTTTTTGGCACAAACATCTTCATTCGACTATCTACTGTCAAACCTAACTGAGAAGCGCTAGAGCGAATATTAGTAGTTGCTTTTTCCAAAGTTAGAATAAGCGGATTTGGAATCCGACCTTTGTCTTCATCAGATATCACATATCCTACCTTATCCAGTTCAGAAGAAACATCTCTATAAACCGCATACCAAACACAGTAGTTTTCCAAGACCACCCTATCCAAATTGCGTATAGGTAAGTTCCTAAGGTCTTTGATGATTCGTCTATATTCAGCTTTGGCATTTTTGCTTAGATAATCAGGAGGAGTTCTTTGGAGCATTGCTAATCCATCGGAAGCCTTCTCCTCAATTTCTTTTCTCTTTTCCCTTTCTTCTTTGGTTAAATGCTTTTTTGTAGCAGCTACCACTTTCATATTACGCCCCATGCTGTTACCTCCTTATCTAATTCTTTCTCTAATAGCTTTTGCATCGTTGCAGGCTTTACAAGAAGGCTGCAAATTATTCCAATCCAAACGCTTTGACCAATCTTTTTTTACTGGCACAATGTGGTCTACCATAGTGGCTTCTCCGCCACACATGGCGCAAACGTAATCGTTTTGGAGCAAAACCTGTTTGCTTGTCTTTCTCCAAATCGCGGAATTATAAAAACGTTTAGTTTCTTTATCGTATTTCCACCTCACCTTGTTATAGTCTTGATATTCTTCTTTTCGGCTATCATATTCAATTTGAACACGTCTCCCACCCACAATTGATAATTTCTTCGGTTTTCCCATATGCGTACATTCTCACAAACAAAAAACCGAGGCTATCCGCTCTCGGAAATTTGATAATAGTATTGGCGCCAAGGCTGCACAGACGCCAGCATACGAAATGGAGATACCTTCCTTTTTTGTTTTTATAGTACAGCCTTTTAAAAATAGGATTGGCAGGAATCGAACCTGCGCTTCTGACAAAAGCCAGCGTTACCACCTCAGTAACTTCAACCCCAACGCTTAGTTAAAACGTCTACTGCTAAGCCACACGCTCAACCTTTGTTGCGTGAGTTTTACTCAAACCTTAAGTTGCGAGGTTTTGAAACGCTTTTATTTTAGACGACAGAATGCGCAACCACCCTCGTCGAGGAAATCGTATTTAAAAGGTGTCTATCTAATTTATCAACGATACTATTTTACCCTACCAGATACGCTAGTCCCCCAAAAGTTTCTTAGCACTTTCTGGTTGGTTTCTCCCAAATAAATCCAACTCATCATCTTCGCTCTCAAATACTAATAAATTGCCATTTCTATAGCTTTCCGCAAACTCAAGTATTCCATTTTCGAGCAATCTATAAAATTCAGATTCTGTATAGCCTAAGTCCATATAGATTTCGATATCGCTTTTAATGTGTCGTTTACAATATTTTTCGATAATGATTTGTCGTTGGTAAGCGTCGCTGATAGCGTTGATGGCTTCTCTTATTTTATCCAGCTCTTGCTCTGCTGCCACCTTGCGCAAGACCATAGTCTCTGTTTGCCGGCTTGGCGACCCCGTAAAACTTCTAGGCTCAAACGAATAGGTTGTTGTGACTTTTGGAGAGTATGGCTCGCCAGCGATTCGCTGTAGTCTGCGGTATTGTGACAATTTCTTGTAAGCGGCTCTTTTCGTTTGGTTTCTGTTGATATTATTAAATAGACGCATTTGCACACTTGACCTCTTTTTGATATAATAATCTTGTCTTTTATTTATCTTTTGAGGTCAGCCGTGTGCTGGCTTTTTTGTTATCTGATACTATCTTGCTTTTTATGTTCCGCTCTCTCCCTTTCCTCAATCAGCCACTCCAGATTTTTTCTAGCTTTCTTCAAATCTTCCAATCCGTTTTTGTGTTGGAATCTCAACATGTACTTCATTGCGTTGCCCCAGTAAAAGCCCTCTACTGCAGACAAGTCGCCTGCAAAGTTCCGCACAACATCAATGGCTTCCAGACCATACTTGCCTTGATAATGACTGGGTTTATTGATGTTATCAAATTCATTTGGTCTATTCATTTTATTATCGTTTCTCCTGTAAATTTGTTTCTTTTAACTCCCATTTCATAGTATGGTTTTATCTCGCCGAATGTATAAAATGCGGTGTTGGAATATTCCCATTGGCTTTTACTATACGGATAACGTTTGGGTCTGTTTCTCATTATCCTACCTCTTTGGTTTCAACTTTCCAGCCGAGCTGTTCAGCCACTTTTTCAGCTTCTGCTTTGCTATCAAATTTTTGGGCGCAATCTCTATAGCCAGCCATGTTATCTAAAATAACGATTGCCCTTGCATCGTCCCAGCCTTCAAAGTAGCAGCGATTGCCGTCTGTAACGATGTATACCTTATCTTTCTCGACCTCGTAACCGTCAAGCCACGCGCGAGCGAAGATGTCTTGATTTCCGAAGTGCATTAACCAGATTTTCACCTTTAGCGGAGCATTCCTCTTGCTCATCGATTTTATCAAACTTTTTCTTTGCTTTTTGCATTCTTTGATGTATGCCGCCACAAACTGCGGAATGACTGGCTTTTCTGGACCTTTCCTAAATTTGTAAATTTCCGGTACAACTTCACAATGTGTTTGCCCGTAAATATCTGTATATTTTATCTTCGCACTTCTATCTGATGAACTAACTGGTCTTACTGGTAGAAACCATCCTTTACCATGTACTTCATAAAATTCTCTGGTCATTTTGTCACCTCAACTTAACTCTTCTATTCTGTCGTTGCAGAAACGTATCCGATACTTCAACCATCTATCTTCTAATACTGTTTCGTGCATTTCGTGCGAGTGTGAATTCTTTCTTGTTTTAGAATCTAATTGATTTCGATATTTATCTCGTGCCTTAATCCATAATGCGCGTGTGCCTGATTTTGTGTAAGGTATTTTACTCATTTCATTCCCTCCGCTTGTTTTTCTAACCAGTCGAAAAGTAATCCAAATTGATTCACCACCAGCTCATTATCGTTGTACTTTTTGCAGATAACATTGATTGACTCCACTACCCAGAACCAATATGCCTGCGAGCCGAACCCCACCTCTTGAGATTTTTGATTGCTAGCCTGCATCCATTCAGGGATTTCGCGACTGAAAAAATCTATGTAATTCATTCTAGTTCCTCAATTCTGATATAGATTCCTACGGTGTCTGCCCAGAACTTTTCAATAATCTCGCTAGCAACCAGAGCGTCATCCTGCCAATATCCAAGCTTAGTCATACAGTCCTTGAGTAACTTCTGCAGATTGTCTGTGTCTGGCTTCGTCGTTTTGTACTGGCCGTTATAACTTTTTTTAATTCGTGGGAAGCACCACTTTACTGTGAGCCTTACCGCGCTAGTGTACATATCAGGCGGTACATGCTGCGCTAAAAGTGAGAGAAATTTCTCTCTAGCAGCTTTTAGCCTTTCTGGCTCATAAAAAATCGGCTTACCAAATCTAGCATTTACCTTTTTCTGTTGATGAGTCGTTGTCGGAATTTTTTGCATGGGTAAAAAGAATTCAATCATCAGCCAACTCCCTTAAAATTACACCCAAGGTCGCACTAGCGCTCATAAGCAATCCAAATGAGTAATCTGGATTAAGTGCCATCTCTTCAAAATCATCTTCACATTTATCCAACAAGTCATCGATTTCCTTTTTAAGATTATCAATATCTTTTTTATTTAATGTCATTTTTTACCTTCTTTTTTTATACGCGACTAAGTTCAGAGTGAAGGACAGGGTTACAGGGTTACAAGGGGCGGATGCATAGCCCCCTTGTACCTGTACCTGTTCTTCTGAACTCTCAAGGACACTTCCTAAATATCTCTCCTCGAAGAGGGAGATATTCTGTCCCTGATTTTGTCTCTCGGACATTTCGATAAAATATTCGATATGTCCCTTATTTTTTACATTTTAGGGACATAAGGACAAATCGAATAATGTCCCTTTTTCCCTAAGGACAAATCGAATAATGTCCTTCGATATGTCTTTCGATGTGTCCTTCGATATGTCCTTGTCCCTATCCATCTATATTTGAGTTTTTTGGCACGATTTTCTTGTTTATAATTTCAAACTTTCCGTTGTTTTTTATCCACCTACGGACTGTTTTTTCACTCACTGGTTTCTCTTCAGTAGAGAAATAATCTACCAAACTTTCGAGGCTCACTGGTTCGATACCATCGTTCAAAATTCCGATTGCAGTCTCAACTTTCTGAGCTTTATCCTCTTTGGTTTCTTTCTTATCGAAGTTTTTCTTCCATGGAGAATTTTTCCCATTCACCTCGTCCAATTGAATATCCGCCAGCACTCCTGTTTCATCCACGCTATGCACTGGATAGCTAAACCACATATTGACTGGCTTGAACTTGGCAAACTCTCGGAGCGTACCTTCGACGCGCCACGCAGTTGCTATTTGGATAGCGTTGCGTACACGCTTTAGCTCTTCTTGGTATGGAGAACGAACAAGTACATCCGAAACGCCTTTCTCAAAATGTGTTCGCATTTGAGCAGCACTTTGCAAGTCGTCTAAACTAACGTGCTGTTGATAGTAATCGTTATTGCGCTCTTGCAAGGCTTTTTGATAAACTTTGCAAGCTACTTGATTTAATCGTTGCGTAGTTAGTTCTTCAGTTACTTCCAATTCCACTAAGTCAATGAGTGCATCAGGGTCGCGAGCAAATACTCCAGAACCACTAGCTCTATCCATAGACTTCTTACCACCTTGTGCGCCTTTTGAATGATGGTGACAGTAGATAACACTACACCCTAATTCAGTTGCTACTTTATCAAATTGATTAGTAAAGTGCGCCATTTGGTCTGCTGAGTTTTCATCACCCGTCAGGACTTTATAAATCGGGTCAATGATGACTGCAATATAATTCTTTTTCAACGCCCGACGTATCAACTTGGGCGCTAGCTTGTCCATTGGAACGGTCTTGCCACGCAGATTCCAAATGTCGATATTGTTGATATTATTTGGCTCTAATTCCATAGCTGTATATACGTCTTTAAATCGATGTAAGGCTGATGGTCTATCTAACTCTAAATTGACATAAAGGACACGACCTTTTGAGCATTCCCAATTTAGCCATTTTTTACCTTCTGCGATAGCGATTGACATTTCAATTAAAGCGAAAGATTTCCCAGCTTTTGACGGACCCGCAATTAACATCTTGTGTCCTTGGCGAAGCACACCTTTAATCAACTCAGGAGCTAACTCTGGCATATTATCCCAGCTATTAGCCAAGCCTTCCGGATCTGGCAAATCGTCATTCAAATCTTCGATGTATTGGAACCATTCGTCGTAATTAGCTTTACCGATGTTGGTATCAATCAAAAACTGCTTATGCCCGTTTCTAGTGACCCCAGGCATACGGGATAGACGGCTTGGGTTGCGATTTTGTACGTCAATATCAAGCCCGTTCTTCTTACAGATTTGATAAATGTAATCTACCCGCTTTCGGTATTCTTGGTAGTCTCTAGCGTCCACTCGTACGATAGCATGAATGGATTTCTTGCCAGAGTAAACCAATGCCGCTACAGGCAATTCCAGCTCACGAATGATGGCGTTTTGCTTGGCTAGATCCATGCTGTCGGATTCTACTAAGGCGTAACGATAGTCTGTTACGTTGTCGTTTTTGACCCCTTTGCCGTCTAGTGGATTGAAACGAATCCACGCGCCAGCTTCCTCCTTGTAGTCACCAAAAACCATACCGAAGTCCTTGTACTGGTTCAATTCTTGAATTAGTTGGCCAGCTGTGCGGTCGTAAGCTCCTTGCGTTGGCTTGTAAATCGTACCGTCATCTGTCTCAATTGGATAGGTTGCCGTCACATAACCAACAATATCCGTACTTTCAAACAACGTTTCCAAATAACGCGTAATTTCGCTTACTGGGTTCCAATTGACTGGCTCTTGGATTTCTTTTCCTTCGACCCAATTCTTATCAATGACGCGATAATCTTTATCTATAGTATCGTTCCAGTCTAGCTCGTGAGCGTTCTCGCTGTCATAGGCGTATGGTGAAGTCCAACCGCGGTCTTTTGCCATTTGCACAATTGTAGCGCCTGTGACGATACTTCCTGCTTCTTCGTTAAATGTGTCCCATTTTTTGAAACACTCAAATTTTTTGTACCTGCTGTCTGCCTGTGACCAGCTATCCCAATCCGCTGCCGTGTAGCCCTCGTGTTTGAGAGCCATCCCTACATTGATCCAATCTTGATATGATAAGACAGAAGGGTCAATGTAATCTAACAGCGGCAATAAATTAAAATTTCCTTCTGTCAATTATCCTTCTCCTATTCTGGTATATATTCTCTTGGTATCACACCTCTTGGTATGCGCCAACCGTTCGCTGCAATACGATCAATCATTTTTCTAGCAGCCTCAAACTGCCACATGCCCACATCTTTGAAACCACGACCTTCCAAAAATCGAATCTGTTTCGGCGTTGTTAATCCTTCTGACTGTCGCTTGTGTAATCTATCTAAATACAAAGCAGCTTTTCCAGCATTATCGATTTCATCGGCAAAAATACCGTATTTTTCTAACGCTTTAATTTGCTTATCACTAGCAGGCGCTTGCTCCCAGCCAAAATTCGGAACATAGTTTGACAAGTCTTCTGCATGAATAGACATTTCAAATTGTAACGGATCCACTAACTTACGCTTGCGTTTGCGCATTTCTTCTAGTTGTTTGGCCAGTGCTTCTTCACGCTGGGCTACTACGTCCTCTGTTGCCTTGACTTCCATGTCTTGTAGGTCTAGCAGTACCCCTGTCTCTTCTTCCATGTTTTCGACCATCTTCTGCGTTACTTCTGGAGTCTCACAGATGAGATGAGCAGGACGGCACAGCTCATGACGTTCCGTATGCCAGAGGAAGTCTAGCAAGAGCAATTCTTCCTTGCCTGGATGTAAGCGAGTCCCTCTCCCTACCATTTGGCTATACAAGGCACGTACCTTAGTAGGTCGCAGCACGACCACACAATCCACTGACGGGCAATCCCACCCTTCCGTCAGTAACATAGAGTTACAAAGCACATTGTAGCGGTCGTTTTCGAAATCTTCTAGTACCTCTGCCCGATCCTTTGATTCACCGTTGACTTCGGCAGCTCGAAAACCTTTAGCATTCAAAATATCTCGGAACTTTTGACTTGTCTTAACCAGAGGTAAAAATACTACTGTCTTGCGATTCTGACATTGCTTAGCCATTTCATCAGCGATTTGCTCCAGATAAGGGTCTAAAGCCGTTCCAACATCGCTAGCTTTAAAATCACCAGCAGACACGCTGACGTTGGATAAATCTAAAGTTAATGGGATTGTGATAGCCTTAATCTTAGACAAGTAACCTTCTTTAATAGCTTGTACTAGCGAGTATTCATAAGCTAAGCTATCAAAATAGCTACCTAAGTTCTTCATATCTCCCCTATCTGGGGTTGCTGTAACGCCTAGAACATCAGATTCTTCAAAGTGACCAAGGACGCGTTGATAGCCATCCGATATGGCGTGATGTGCTTCATCTACTACAATTGTGTCGAAATAATTAGGAGGGAATTGACTAAGTCGCTTCTCTCTCTGCATGGTCTGGACAGAACCAACGACGACGCGATACCAAGAGCCGAAAGAAGTGTGTTCTGCTTTTTCAAGAGCAGTACCTAGCCCTGTTGCTGTTTTCAGTTTGTCGCTAGCTTGTTCTAGCAATTCCGACCGGTGAGCAAGGACAAGCACTCGCTTGCCCTCCTTCACTTGGTCTTCAATTATTTTGGAAAAAACAATCGTCTTTCCGCAACCCGTGGGTAATACTAAGAGCGTACGCTTGCGGCCTTGTGCCCACTCAGCTTGAACCGCTTTACGAGCCTCCTGTTGATAAGGTCTTAACTGCATACTTTATCTCCTAAAATTGACCTGCTTGATATCCGCCCTGCGTTGGTTGTTGGTAATTCTGTTGTGGCTGCTGATAAGTTCCTTGCGTTGGTTGTTGGTAGCCTCCTTGCGGTGCTTGACTAGGCTGACTATTCAAGACTTTTGCATAATCCACATCTTCAGGATAAAGCATAGATTTGACTTCATTGTAGTTGTTACCATTATACTGACGAGTTCCGACTTTGCAGACACCTGCTTTACCAATAATTGCGTTCCAATTCATGCGAAGAGGTTCACCTTTTTTCTTTTGTCCAATAGCAGCAAAGAAAGCTGAGAGCATACCTTCCGTTGAGCTATGCAAGAACAGGTTGTGACGTAATTCTGTTTCGCCTTCATTAGCTGAAATTTTAATGTGTACTGTAGCCTTATTACAAGCTGGCAATTTCCCTGGATTTTGTGGATTAGGCGTGTGTCGTCCGCGTTCAAATCCTGCGACAGTAAAATAGTACAATCCGTCTGGTAAAAGGACAAATTCCGAATCTTTCTCGATTGTGTCGTCCCAGCCAAGTTCACGGTCAAAGTTGTTGTTATATTCAGTCATGTTTTATTTCTCCTTTTGTTGTATTTAGCAATGATTTCTAATTCCCAAAACTTACGTTGTAGTCTCAAAGGGTAATTCCGGGTCAACTCGTACTTGAGTTTTGATAACATTTAACGTTTCGTTCCAATGCGCTACAATCATGTCCCAGTAATCCGGCGGGAAGTTTTCAATTGGTGTACCCAGCGGGAAGTGTCCGCGGATATAAGCTACTCGTTGTAGTTCTTTTTCTGTTACCCGTTCTTGCGTCATTAAATCACGCAAAGATTGAGGTAGATTAGCGTTGTATGTTTGTGGTTGTTCCTGTTGTTTAGGCGGAACTGTGTTAGTCATATCAATCGGCAATTCAGTTTGTTCTGCTTGCGGTATGTTCTGTGTTCGTTGATCAGACTGCGATTGAGATGCTTGTTCTAGCTGTGGGCTTTCTGCTGATGTCTGTACTTGTTGTTGAGCAAAGATATGAGCAATGCTTGCATAGTTGAACGGTAATTCGTCTGGTAATCCGTGACGATTTTTTGCATCCCATGCTGGTCTGTGTTGCGTATACATCACACGTTCACCGCCTTGTGCTTTTTTCTTACCATTTTCAGCTGTCATGAGAATTGTTTTATAGTTGGCAAATAGAACCATGTCCGCCCATTCTTTGACCAAAGGCGCTGTCTGCGAACTGGTTTTCTTGCCGAGTTTTAACTCATAACGGTCGTATGCTCCCATTTCGTCCGGCTGTTCAAATTTCTTCAATTGAGCGTGGGCGGTTAAGACTACGTTAATTCCTAGTTCAATCAATTCAGACAAGCTATTTAAGAAGCGCCCGATTTCTTCTCGAACATAAGTATAACCATTACCCCAACCAAAATCCTCAATACCTTTTTTATTATGCAAGACGCAGACAGATTCAACTGCTAAGCTTTCTGCCCAGTCAATTGTATCAATGACTAGCGTCTTGCAAGTCTGCGGATTAGCTTTGATAAAAGCAATCTCATTATTTAACATTGTCCAACTAGTCGGCTTATCCAGCCGTGCTACGTCCATGTTATCTGTTGAACCTTCTGTGTCAATAAACACAGGGTCTGGGAATCCTGCTGCAAAGGTAGATTTACCAATCCCCTCCGGACCATAAATAACAACTTTTTGAGCTCGTGCTCGTTTTCCTCTTGTAATCTGCATTGATTACTCCTTTCTAAAATCCACCTTGCCAAGTCGATGCGACTGTTTCAGCGTGTCTTTGTTGAACGGCGCTTGCAAATTCTACTGGCGAAACGCTGTAGCCGTCCTCGATTATGATCGAGCACTCTCCACCAGTGGAGACACGAGTAGCAATAGCTTGGAGACCTTCTTGTTCCAACCATTGACCAAACTCCTGTAAAGTTTGCTGATCCATTTGCTCTAGCTTATCAATGAGGACAAACCCACACTCTGGTTTGAGTTTACGAACAATAGCAGTTGCTACACGTAGTTGCTGACTGCCACTCATACCGTCCCATCGCTGACCAAGATAGAGCAATTCACCGTCGTCCACAGATAAGCCTTCCAGTGGTAAATCCGCATTAGTCAGTAAGTCCGTTTTCTTTTGACGGATGTCAGCGATAACACTATCTAATTCTTTATACTGTTGACGATAGCCTTTAGCATCTTCTTCCGCTTTATCTTTGTCTAAATTGGCACGAACTTTAAGATTGGTTTGTTCGATATTTGCAATGTTTGTTTCGATTTCATCAGTAGATTCATCTTGTAAGTCCATTGTGTCTTTTTGGGCAATTTCAAAATCATTGGCTAGTTGCTGCTGTTTGGTTTTTGCATCAGCTAGCAATTGTTCTAGTCGCTCGACTTCGGCATTAGCAGCATTGAGACTATTTTGGATAGCTACTGCATTTTGACGCTTGCGGGCATTTTCACCATTCTTGGCCAAAATATCTTGCTGTTGACTGATTAAGTCTGCAATACTAATCAATTCTTTCGGTGCGTCAGGATAGTAAGGCTGTTCTTTAGCAAATTTTTCTTTCTGGTCTGCAATCACACCAATTGCGTGACGTTCGTCATATTTGGCTTTTTCTTGCATTTCCAATTCTGCCAATTGCGGACCAACTCCGATGATTTGTAAGAGTGTACTTGCTTTTTCTTTACTAGTCTGTTCCATAAATTTCGGCAAGTTGATAGCTAATTCTTCTACAAAACTATCTAGCAACTTCTGACCGGCTTTGTTACCGCTAGGGTCAATAACTTTTAGGTCGCTGTTCTTGCCTTTGCGTTCCACAACCAAGCCGTTTGACATGGTGATTTTCAACGCAGGCGGAACAACAGAACCTTCTCGCGTTGCTTTGCTAGGCTTGTATTTTGCGCCACCCAAAGCCCAAGCAATACTGTCTAGCACGCTTGTTTTCCCTTGATTATTATTTCCGCCAATAATTGTCAAACCAGTTGCGGATGGTTCTAGCTTGACCGCTTTAACGCGTTTGACGTTTTCAATTTCTAGTTTATTGATAGTTACCATTATTCAACTCCTTTTATTTGTTAATACCTAAATGATTTTGTGCAATATTTTCTCGCTTTTGCCAATTTGCGTGCTCGTTCTCTGCGGTCGTGCTCGATTGCACAGACTACATACATTGCTTCAAGTTCTATGCGCTCGTCTTCTTTTGCTTGCTGTTCTGCTTGTTTCTTGGCTTTGCGCCAGTCTAAGTGATTGCAGAATGCGCCTGCCAAGAAGAAGAATGCTAGTGTTGCTACCGCTCCTAAAATTTCACTCATTCGACACCTCCTTCGGCAGTTCTGGTAGTGGCATCCAGTATAACCCTTCTGCGTCACTATCTTCGAGCCCTTCCCCCTCATCATAATCAACCCATTCTTCTGTCCATGTTCTCTCTCCATTACTAACCAATACAGTTTCGCCATCTTCGGGAACTTGGCAGTCCCACATAAATTCGTAGTACATATATTTGGGTTCACTTGATTCTTTTTCTGTAAGTTCTCTGGTTTTGAATTTAGTCCATTTCATTATTCCACCTCCAGCACTTCGAGTTGTTCGACAAATTTTACATAAGCTTCATAACGTTTGCCGCTATTTTCGCTGTCTTTATAAGCTTTATTAATCAATTCTTGACCTGTGCCATAAAAACAACCAGCTTTCCACATTTTGTTTGATTTTGTGTAAGTAAAATAACGACCACTAGACCAATTATTTTTAAAAACAATATAATCTTTTAAGGATTTGACCCGAGCGTCACCGCAGACCTCAGCGTTACCGCAGACCTCAGCGTTATCAGAGACCTCAGCGTTACCGCAGACCTCAGCGTTATCAGAGACCTCAGCGTTATCATAGACCCGAGCGTTATCATAGACCCGAGCGTTATCATAGACCCGAGCGTTACCGCAGACCCAAGCGTCACCATAGACCCAAGCGTCACCAGAGACCCAAGCGTTACCTTCGTGAGAAAGATTTCCTTCTTTGGCGACGTATCCGCCGAGCTCTCCCGCTTCCACACTTCCAAAGCTAATTAGGGCTTTTATGCGGAATAATTTCCAGCCAAAAAATGTGATTGTGTCGTCAACTAGTAATTCATATTTTTTATTCATTTCTATCCTCCCACTCCATTAGCGTCCGCAATCCGCTTCGCTTCTTCTGCTTTCTGACGCTCTTTCATCTGATACTCTGCATTCAGCTTGTTTAGGATAATGTCCTGCGCCGAGTTTTTATTTTGCAGTCTCTCGATTTCACTTGCCTTTTTCTCAAGCTCTGTCTTTAGTTCGCTAATTTGTCGCTGCTGATGTTCGGTTGATGTGATTAAGCCGACAGCCAACAGCAGCATGACAAATGACAAGCAAGTCATGATTAGATTAGCATTCGCTATCGAGCGTTTGTTCGTTATGTGTTTAGCTTCTAGCGTGCTAACTCGTTCATTTAAGGTCATGCGTTGCCCTCCACCAGCTCAGGGTGTATTTTAAGACCTGTAAATTCTTCAATTCCTTCTGATGTTGCGTTTCGCTTAAACAGCTCTATAGCAATTTCTTTATTATCTTCAAAGCTTCCGAGATAACGGTCACAATCCCCGCATTGCTCGCAGTATTCTGGTTCCTCGTAGCGGTCTAACACATACCAACCGCCGAGATGATTTTCGTATAAATGTTTCATCTTTTCACCTCTTCTTGAAAATCGTCGTCTTATCGCCTTCGATTTTCATAGCGCCTTTTGGCACGACTGAAAAGCTAACGCTATTCCATTCTTCGGCTATCTCAGCCAATTCCTGCTCTACTACTTCCACTGGTTTCTTAGCTAGCTTATTTTTATATTCATTCCCTAGCCTATAGTGGTCACGCTCCCAGCGCTGGATAAGCGTTATCTGTGTGTGATTTTGCATGTTATTCTCCCTCTGGATAAATTTCAAGAATGGTATCAACAATTTCTTTGATGTTGCCTTCCACAAACTCGACTGTGTTGGTTGCGGGGGTATCGAATGCGTGATTACAATCAAACCCGATAACCCAATCATCACCTTCAAACTCTGAATAAGTCAATCCAAAATGGGGCACGTCGTTGATTTCATCGTCCATTTCGTAGTATTTTTTCCCGTGCAAAGGGTGTCCTTCCGGCAACGCTACATAACCACATAGCCACCCTCGAGAATTTCTGCGAAAGTCCTTCAGCCCTAAAGCAAGCCCCGAAAGCGAACCCATACTAATTCTTTTAATAAAACAGTTAAAGCCTTTATAATTAAATTCTTTGATTTTCATTTATCTTCCTTTTTTCCTTTTTTCGACCTTGTCCAGAAGTCTTATATTTGATTTTTAAGCCATTCTTTAACGGCTCTTTTTGACCAGCGCTTAGCTGGAAGTTCTTTCGGGAATCCGTCTAAATAACGGTAATTCTCCCGGAAAGTATCTGCGCTAATGCCCAAGAAACGACAAGTCTCTTCTTGATTCATTAGTTCTCGGAATCCGTCATTGTGTAATTCAACAGCTAATAATCGATTGAATACATCCGTGACTAAGCCCTTTATCCATTTTACGATGGACGCTTCTATTTCGCCCATTGAACTTTATTCCTTTCTTTGCTATAATCTAATTAGTTATTATTTGCGAGCGACTATTTCTGTAGTCGCTTTTTTGCTGTATTACTCTCTTTTTGATATTGCGTTTAAACCGCAATATCTGGTAAAAAAATAATATCGTCAACAGATATTCCGAAAACACTTGCAATCTGATACGCCCTAGAAACGCTCGGTTCTGTGTCGCCTCGTTCCCAATGCCCCCAAGTATCAACAGACACACCTAACGCTTTTGCAGCATCACTTTGACGCCAATTTTTAGATGCTCTCAATGTCTTTAAGGTCATTTTCTGCATTTTATCACCTCCTTTTCTTATTGGCTTATTGCCTAGGCTCAATTACATTATACTGCGGTATTACCGCAATGTCAAGACTTTTTTGCGTTTTTTACGCATTTTTTTATTTTTTTCTTTACTTTTTTGCGTTTTTAGCGTAATATATAATGTAAGGAGGTGGTTATATGAACTCACCAAATAAAGAAGTTTTTGCAAACAATCTTGCTTATTATATGAACAAAAAAGGTGTCGACAGAAATACTCTTTGTTCTGATCTAGGCTTAAAATACACTACAGTTAGAGATTGGTTAAAGGGAATTACTTATCCTAGAATTGGCAAAATAGAATTGCTTGCAAATTATTTTGGAGTACAAAAGTCAGATTTAATAGAAAACAAAGAAACGCTTTCTGGTTCAAATGCCTCTAGAATAATCAAAGATATCAATGATAATCTTGTAAAATTAGAAAAACCTCGTCAAGAGAAAGTCCTGAACTTTACGCAAGAGCAACTAGCCGAGCAAAAACAGGAAGGGGATATTCCTAAAGTCATCTCTATCCATACAGAAATACAAGAACCAGATATTGAATATAAAGTGTATGAGAAATTATCAGCTGGAGACGGTTACGAGTATTTAGAAGATAGAAATTATGATGTGGTTTATTTTAATAAAGACATCCCTCACGATTTCGCAAGTTGGGTCTATGGCGATTCTATGGAACCTGATTATCCCAGCGGTTCTGTCGCTCTTATCAAAGATACTGGTTGGGACTACGATGGTGCCGTCTACGCTGTTGACTGGGACGGACAAAGCTACATCAAGAAAGTCTACAAAGAAAAAGACGGTCTAAGACTCGTCTCGTTAAATGATAAGTACGATGATAAGTTTGCCAAGTGGGAAGAAGAACCGCGAATTATTGGAAAGGTAGTTGGCGATTTCATGCCAATGGAAAAATAAATAACGTTTTAGTAGGGGATATGAAATGCAGGATTTTATTATTTTTTTAACCCTTTTGCTTTTCGGGGGTTCGTTAGTCTTTTTTATATTAAGCTTTTTTAAAAAATTCAATTCTTTTAAATGGCCAAGCATTTTAGGTATGTTCATTACTTCCATATTGTTTTTTGTACTAATAGCTAATTATACATACGAAGCGAGAACATCAGATTCTTTGCAAACCAGCGAAATCTCTTCTGCTGAAGAATCTGACATTTCATCTTCTGAAGAAACTTCTACTTCAGAGACTAGTTATAGTTCGTCCAGCGAACAAACATTCAATCCTAATGACTATGAAGTTCCTGATTTTGGTGCGTGGAATCACGATCAACTTGAACAAAGCAAAAAAGTCCAAATCACCGGGAAAGTGTTGCAAAATATGAAACGTGATAGTTCTTATTATCTTCGTGTAGCAATGGATGATGATTACGACAAAGTTGTAATGATTGAGATTAGTAGCTATATCTACAAGGATGTTATTGCAGAAAACGACAACGTAACATTTTATGGGTTGGCAAAAGGGTTGACGTCATACGAAAGCACACTTGGAAAGGAAATTACTTTACCATTAATGATTGCCCAGCACTATACTGTGAACAATTACGGAAACTAAAAATTCCCCACACTTGCCGTCGCCAAACTTAGAGTGTAGGGAATTATTGAAATCATAGAAAATAACCATTCAAAGGGTCATTTTCTTATACTCATTATATCACACAAAAGGAGGTGATGCCAATATCCTTTCTAAAAAGATCTTGTCCAGAAGTCGCTTTTATAGAAAGGAAAAAAATAAAAATGAAATACACAAAAACAAAATACCCAAACATTTACACATACGAAACCACAAAAGGGAAACGCTACTATGTCAGACGCTCTTTTATGTTTCAAGGGAAGAAACAAGAAGCTAATAAGAGTAGTCTTAAAACGATTTCAGAAGCACGCGCAGAGCTTGCTAAGATTGAAAAAAGGATTGCTGATCAGACTATTGCTATAAATCCTAATGTTACCGTCGAAGAATATTGGGAAAAGTTCTACGAAAAAAGAGTAGAAACTGGTAGATGGACACCTAATACAGAGGTTTATTATAAAAGTACGTTTAAACTCCACATACTTCCATTTTGGGGTAAGACAAAATTGAAAAATTTATCTCGCAATGAATATGAGAAACATATTGCTAATTTGCTAAAAGTTAGACCTAAAGCAAGCGTGAGAATTATTCATTCTTGTTTTATGACAATGCTTAATGATGCAATTATGAATGGAAACATCTCAGCTAACAGACTAAACGGGATATATGTCGGAGATAGTTTGATCGCAAAGAAAAACAAAAGAATTACATTAGATCAGTTTCAAATTTGGATGCAGGAAGCGGAAAAAGTTATGGATAAGACGTTTTTTGGTTTAACTTATCTAGCGATATTTGGGCTTCGTAGAGGGGAAATTTTGGGGTTAAGGCATTGTGACGTCAACATAAACGTCAACGGACGCGCCGTTCTACACTTGCAAGACAGCCGTGGCAATCACACTAAAAACGGGCGACACGGGCTCAAAACAAAAAGTTCTGAACGTTGGGTGACACTTGATAATACAGGAACGGAACTACTTCTGTCTTTAATGTCTAATGCAGAAGCTGTTAAGAAAAAACTTAATATCATCAAGGAAGTAGAATGGGACTATATTAGCATTGACCAAAAAGGGAGACTTATTAACCCTAATAAACTTAATAGAGAATTTGAAAGAGTTAATGATGTTGTTGGATTTAGAGTGACACCACACATGTTGCGGCACTTTTTCACAACTCAAAGCATTATAGCTGGAGTTCCTATGGAAGCCCTTAGCCAAGCCTTAGGACATACAAAGATGTACATGACAGATAAATACAACCAGGTTCACGATGAGCTCTCAGCTCAAGTTTCAGACGCTTTTATTGCCCAAATCTCACCCCGTAATTCCCCGACTAACCTACATATTTTATAGTCCTTTACCGTTTTTTAAGGAACAAAAAAAGAATATATCGCCTATCAAAGAGCGATATATTCAGACCATCAACGATATAATTATATCATATTTTTTAGGCACCTAAAA